CTTCGCGAACCATATTCCACTTTGAGCAGAGCTCTATAGCTCTCTGGGGTCAACCAGAGTGCCTCCAGGCGGTGATCAACCGCCGAACGTCCTAGGCATCATCGTGAGATGACGCCACTACCCTATTCGGGATAGGACACCCACTTTTCTCGATACCCAGCAACGGAACCTCTTGCGAGGACCCCGTCACTAGGTATTCCGTAAAGTGCGCAAGCGAACACGACTGGCCCACTCCAATGGTGGAGGGGCAATGCCTTTGTGAAGGGCATCCACGTTTTGACAAACGTGCGGCAATCTCGAGTACGGCGTTTAAACCAGCGCTCTCGATCGTCGTGTATAACGAGGTCCCCTAGATCTTCAGGGCCTCGTAGCCTACGGATATGCACAGGTATAGCATCCAAAGCGCGCAACCAAGCACGCTGAACAATGCTCCAATGGAAGCCACCGCCAGGGTCTTTGCGACCCAGTCGGCGAATCCCGTTAGCCAGTGCGATCCATTCTGCGGGTTCATTTGGTTCATCCTTTAAATAGTGAGGCCTCACGGCCTTCCCGTTAAAGTAATCACCTCCGCAGCTCTCCCTGAAGGGGCCAGACGTAAACGTCTTCCCCTCATTCGGCGTAAAGCCGAAGAATCTCAGGAGAGTAAGCATAGTGGCACTTGCCTGTGAAGGCAAGATTATATCATCTCCGTATACCCAGCTCTTCACCCCCAAGGGGGCTGAGATGCCGGATAGGAAACACGCTTCTTGCACGATAGCTGAAAAAATCAGTGTTTCGAGCTCGAAAGTGTAGCCATTTCCCATGCTGGAAAACTTATTGAGATGAATCCACTTTCCGTCCACTAAAGTTTTAGGTGAACGGAGGGTATCAAGTAAGTCAAACCACCCCTTTGGAAGGAGTAATCTAACAAGTACCTTGGATACCGTATCGCTTGCATTGCTTAAGTCAATTGTGGAATAATGGCCCCGCAAAGAGGCTTCACAGGCAACCCGCCTGTGGACATCTTGCCCAGCTCTAAGATCTAAACCAGCACGGAGCAGTCGAAGCTTGATAGCTTCTCCCACTCCGAGTTGGAAATAGACGTTCAAACTAGGCTCGATCGCTATTCCCCTATCCTTCTTAGCGTCTTTAGGCACCGTTGTGAAACGATTGCCGTGGACGTATTCAGGATGGGATTGACTCGGGCTTGACTCCAGGAGGGCCTTAGCCCACCATGTGCGCTCCCAAAGCGGGAGCATAAGTGCACACTGAGAAGTCATTGTCGGACGAGCGGTTATTTTGTCGGGTACCGTGATGTACTTACCGACGTCGCGGAACGTGGCACCAGGGCCAAAGCGCGCTGCAAGAGTCTCCCATGACGGAAGACCCCCCAATGTTTCGGCAATCCAATTTTTCATCCGTTCGATACTTTCGAACAGACGGAGATCTCTTGGGTCCTCGAAAGGACCGTTACAGAGAAATCGGGAAAGCCTAGCATTTGTGAGCGCGCAAGCCTGCTCCGAAGAATAAAAATTCTTAAGAGCTACGGCAGCCTTGTCCACACCCGGAATCTTGAATCCAGAGTACTTCCGAAGAAGCTCAGAAACACAAGCGTCCAGATAGTAGGCCTCAGGGCTGCTATAATGCCTCGGGTCAGTCGTCAAATCGATGAGCTGCCCATACTCCCGGTTCCGAACCAGTATTGCTACTGATAAGGCCCGCGGAGTGTCCGTGTCTTCGCAAAGCGCGAGGACAACTCTCTCCAGTTGCTGGGGAAGAGCTGACATATCAAGTTACCTTTCGATCACTTTATCAAGTCGGCGCGTAGCCGGCCTTGATGCTGTCCTGCACGAGAGTGCTCTTCAGCAGATTCGAAAGTTGCGCAACCGCCTCGGCGACGATCGTGTCCGTGATTTCCACGGGCACGGTGAACGTCGCCTGGAACGGGATGCGCGCCTTGACAGAGGTCACACTCGTGGTGGAATCCGTCACAGTGTACGGATACTGACCTTCGATTTGCACGCGGCGGGCGGTCCGAGGACCGTTCCATTGCGAAAGCATTCCGAAGGTGGGACGCAGACTCGCTGCAGCGCCGGCCGTTTCCGACCGCCACTGCGCAGAGACTTTG